AGATGTAAGAGAAACAGTACTAGCAAAGGTCTTTGCCTGATTGCGTACAGTGTCCAAGAATCTACCTTCATCAGACCCATTAATGACATAAGAATCGACCCCCAACTCATCACACAGTGCCTTAGCAACTGTAGTTTTGCCTACACCCGCAGAGCCAGAGAGCAAGAGGTTTGGTATTTCCCCTTGCTCTAAGAATCCCTGAAATATAGCTTTGGTATCCTCAGGTAAGATACATTCTTCAATAGTATGTGGTCGATACTTTTCAACCCATAGAAACATTAGTTAGGCTCCAAAGCAATGAAGTAATTCAAATCATTATGTGATAGTGATGTGAAGTTAGCAATGTTTTTCCTGCTAAGTGCAATGTGATACGATGCATCAATCAACTTAAGATTCTCTACCTTAAAGCAGTAACAGAAATCAGGGTTAGCACCACCACCTTTCTCCTTACCTAAAGGATCTTGGAAGATAACCTTCTTCAATGGTAATGAGAATACATTAGAAGTAGTATTCTTCTTATCCTTAACACATATACTATACTCACCTCTAAATCCATTAACACACAAGTCCTCTACACCATACACCTTCGCTGCCTGTAGTAGTTGAGTAAGATCTGCCTGAGGTAGATCAAACATAACTTCAATCTCAGGGATGTCAGGATTAAAATCAGGTGGTGTTACAATAACACTAGGGTCACTGTAGTAGAAGGTTGTCTTACCCTTAGTAGTCTCATCATATATGATGACCTTCTTGTCATCAGGGAAGAATAACCAAGGATCCTTAAACAGAGACAGTGCTCCTAAGAATAATGGTAGGTCATAGATCGCCATCTCCTCAGGAATAAACTCCTTTATCTGAGACTGAGCGATGATATTCTTATTAACCGACATAGTTTCAATAAACTTGCCTGGTTTGATAAGGATACTTTTGTTGATAGTACTGAAGTTACGCAGCGTATCAACTGAATACTTGGACAGTTGGATATTAGTCTTCCAATCTTTTGGTTCAGTTGTCTCAGTCATAATCTATAAATTCTGCGGGTGTTGGGGGTGGGACTTCTTTATCATCAGGATACGACGTGCCTGAGAAATAATATAATAGTATAGCATAGTGAATGATTTTTAGCACGTCACTCTTATGCTGACTCTTTTTCTTGTAGCGAGATGCATACTTGATGATATTAGATTGACAGAAGTGCTCTGCTGATCCTATCGCCTCAAGGAGGTCTAGAGTCTGGACCCCCTTCTCTTCGTTAGAGTAGTGAGATCGGTAGGTGCTGGAGATATAATCCTGCACCACCTTGATCGTATCGTCTTCTCTGTATTTCATACAGTTAGTATATCAGTTGGCTAGAATGTTGTCAAGGTTCTCGATGTCAACCTCGTTATCAATCTTATCATACAATTCTAAGAATGACTGCTTTGTTTCGTCATCGAAACGATTCAAGCATACCTTGATCGCTTTTACCCTATCACTAAAGATAGCATAAGCACGAATAATATGCACCAATCTACGTGTTGAGATGACTTCATCCACTCCACCATCGTTAAATGTCTTGCGGATAATCTCGGCCCATGTAGTAAGGTTAGCAATGTACTTATCATCACAGCAGTCCAATTCTTTACAATAGTTATTGAGCATCTTGATTTCTGTCTTGGCATTCGGATATTCTTGCTCAAATGTTAGTGGAAAACGCTCCAAAAATGCCTCATTTAGGACGTTTGTGCCGATGAATCTACCATCTTCACTACCTTTACCCTTAGTATTAGCAGTTGCTACAACTGTGAATCCCTCAGCAGGTACTACTTGCTTACCAATTTTCTTGAGGTATACACCCTTTCCTTCAAGAATGGATTGTAAACAGAGGATCTTGTTAGAGGCGAGGTCAATTTCATCGAGTAATAGGACTGCTCCACGTTGTAAGGCTTCAATGACAGGTCCATTATGCCAAACAGTTGACCCATTAACAAGACGGAAACCGCCAATAAGATCATCCTCATCAGTTTCAATAGTAATGTTTACACGGATTAGATCCCTCTTTGCCTGAGCACATGCTTGCTCTACACCAAAGGTCTTACCGTTACCTGATAGACCAGTGATGAATATAGGGTAGAAGATCTTAGATGTGATTACCTTCTTTAGGTCATTGAAGTTACCGAATGGTACGAAGTGATTATCCTTAGCAGGTTTTAGATCCTTAGATTCAATGTAGGCAGGGTCAAATGAATCTACAATCTGAGTCTGTGCCTGAGTGTAAGTCTTCTCTAGTGCTTTCTTAGTTTCTGCCACAGTCAAATCCCAGACTCCTCTTTTAACTTTAAATTCATTTAAGTATTTTGATACTGTTTGGTATGCAAGACCGAAGTGGTCACATGCATTTTGTAATTCAGGGGTCTTTACGTTTACTCCGAATTCTCCTACAAGGTAGTCTCTGATATCTTCAGAAGTAACGGTTAGTTTTACAGGCATTGGATCTTTATTTGTTTATATAATTATTATAACCCTAAATCATACGGTTGTGTAGGTAACCAGGACGGTTTGTTATCTGGCACACGCTTGTAATCATCTAGCACCCATGCCTTACTTGATACGTACATTTGATACGCAGTGGTAGTATCAATATCCTCACGGTACTTTAGAGCATCAGGCATTGCCCTAACAAATGGAGTGTGATGCTCTGGACATCCGTTATCCATTTGTGTGAGTGCTGCTAGTCTTATACTTCTCTCACATGCATGTTTCTTACCATATCTGGAAGTGTATTCATTACACAATGATATACCATGCTGAAATAACCACTGTAAATTATCAGGACTTTCTGCTACCCACTTAGTGCATGGGTGATTTCTGAATGCACCCTTAGTAGTATTGTATGGTTTGTTATCTGCCTTCAATACAGGTCCAACATTCCAATGCCACCTAGAAAAGACCAACGCAATCATCTGCGTGGTCTCAACAGGCATCTTAACAATGTATTTGTCTGGTAGAGAGAATGCTGCTAGGGCAGGATCCTCATCTACTGCAAAGATATTCATGCTATTTGATCAATGAAAGAGGATAGAATCTTCTTGTTGTTTGACTTACCCTTAAGAGACTTAGTGAATGCTCTCTTAATGTCTGCCTTTGAATCTGACTTAGGCTCAAACTCAGTGTCAATATTTAGATGCTTAGATGATAAAAAGAAGAGCTCTTGATACCCATCTATAGGTGCAGAGCAAGACTTATTCTTAGTCCATGCTTTCTTTGCATCTTTAATCTGTCTCTCAGTTAACTCTTGTGCATAATCAACATGCTTATTAACATCACGATTAGATGCAATACGGAATCCTAAGAAGTTACATGAAGGATAGCGTCCCTTTAGATACTGTAGGATCTGTTTGGTAACTGAGTGCTGAGGTCTCATAGAATCAAACTTATATGTCCTACCATTTCTTCTATCTCTGAAGCAAGTATTGTAACGAAGACCAGTCCTATGGATCTTATCTTCACCTCTCCACTCACTCTCCATCCACATACCAGAGTGTTGTGCATCACCATCAGTTAGGATAACACAGTGTGTCTTCTCAACTCCACTCTTCTTTTGAAAGTCAGGTATAAGACTTTGTAAACAAACAAGTGCTTCATTAAGTGGTGTGCCACCAAGATTCAAGTGATTTGGGATAGCATTAGGGATCTCATGTCTTTGCTCCTGACAGTGATAGTAACTCATTCTATTACCATGACCATAACGAGACTCATACATGTATGTTACTCGGAATAATTCCTTAGCATACAAATCAAATGTTGCATTGTTAAGTTTACTGCTAAGGAAGTTTAGTAAAGAGAATTCCCAAGGCACATGGAAGGTATTAACACGACCAGTCCACTCTTGTCTATCCTTAGCATCGGGATCAATGTAATGTCCATCCTGAATGAAAGCATACACTTCAAATGGGATGCCTGATTTACGACAGAAGAAGCATAGTGAGAGCAATTGCTTGTATGTGTCATGGATAACGTCTGCCATTGATCCAGACCAGTCTAATAGGAAGACCAATCCATGATTCTTACCATCAGGTTTAACTGTTATCTTCTTAAAGATGTCCTCATTCCACTTATATGTGTGGAGTTTTGCCATATCTAGACTACCAGTGCGAGCTACTTGCTCTCTAGCATATGCAGCAGCAGACTTCTTCATCTCAAATTCTTTAGAGAGATAGTTTACTTCCTGACTTGCCTTACGTTTGAATATTCTATACTCAGAATCGCATCTTTCCCAGTTTAACTCTTGATAGTAAGCATACTCCTTATCAGTATACTGCTCTGCACCCCAAAACTCAGCAGTCAAATCATGTATCTTCTTAGGACTTACTATATGGTGAGAAAGATCCACGTTATCAATCTCAACGTAATGCGTCTGGTCTCCCTGATAGTCTGATGCAAGTTTCTTGAGATTATCTGAGAGGGACTGATCTGTCTGAGCCTCAAGGTCACCTGCCTCAATGCCACCTTGCTTAATTGCTTCGCCTTCGGTTGAATCTGCCTCTGATTCAGTCTCCTCAGGTTGCGAATCAGGTTTGCCATCTGCCTCTCCGTCTTCACCTTCAGGTGCATCTCCAGTGGAGTTGCCTGTAGATCCATCGATATTATCGTTTGCCTGAGACTCTTCCCCAGATAGAGACTCCAGTTTCTCCTTCTCTTTTTGACCTTTTTCATACTCATAAATTGCTCTTGCACACTCTAATGCTTCCTCGAATGTTTCTGCTGCCCCTACAGCGTCTCTGAAGGGTGCCTCAGCGTCATTAAATGGGATCATTTCATAGGATCCAATCTTATAATGAAGGTTGATTCTATCAATCAGATTCATTTCCTCCACATCTATGTTTTGAATACGGAAGAAGTCACCTGCATTAAGTTGTTGATACCCTTGGAAGAAATCCTTAGCAAGACCAGGAAACTTACGCTTCATTAGTTTCTCGATCCTTGCATCCTCAGTCACATTTACATAAGACTGAGGACAGTCTAGATTTCTCCACTCTTCATTTGGTGTGAAGAGTGCGTGACCAACCTCATGTCCTACTAATAGGTTATATACTCTCTCTGTTGTGTCCCATATAGGTAAGACCAAAACTCTCTTGTCAACATCAAAGGATGCTGTCTCTACCACCTTATGTTCTACTATAAGATTCTCTGTTGCTAGTAGTTTGGCGAGTGTGCCTTTGATGTCCTGTTGTTGCATTGATTCTTCCGTGTATATTAATAGTATAATAGGAAACCCTCCGCTTGGGAGGGTTTAGTAGACACTTCTTCAAGTGTCTGCGTCTCTCTCGTGCAGACCGCAGTGCTTGCGGCTTGAGATGACGTTTAGCATCCTTCTTACTATGATGCTGCCAGTTTGGAAAAATCATTTGCCTTCTCAAACTTAAGGGTTTTCTCAAATTTATCAAGAAGTAGCTCTCCTTTGTGAGAAATGACAAATAAATTAACATTCTCACCCAATCCCCTTAGAATCTTCAGTAATTCATCTGTACTAGAGTCATCCAGTGAGGAGTCAAAGACCTCATCCAGTATAAGAAGGTTGGTAGCAGCAGAATTCTTGAGTCTTGCGATCTCTCTCCATGTAAAGAGGAGTGCTAGGTCAATCTTCTGCTTCTCACCCTCTGAGAATGAGGCATAGGAGAATTCATCTCTGAATCTACTCTTAATTACTTCATTGAACTCATCGTCAAGAGTAAAGTTAACGAAGAAGTCCATCGACTGTAGATATTTATTAATCAGCTGGTTGATTATGGGTACGAATTTACTGATGATCTTACTTTTAATACCAGAATCTTTCAATAAGGTACCAACCAGAGTCAAATTGTCATAATTCTTATTTTCTTCAGCACAGTCACTTTCAGTGGCCGAAAGTAAGGACTGATACTTATCTAACTGGTCTCTCTCAAGATCAATATCAGGTGCCTCTTGGTTAACTTCCGTCATTAATTTCTTTAACTCACTCTGAAGAGCACTAATCCTTGCATTTGCCTTGTTTATACCCTGTGCATGCACCTGTAACTCCTTAATCTGTTTGTTTCCTCTATTAAGTGAGTCTGTGATTATATTAAGTCCTTCTAAAAATCTCTTCTGTCTCCCTTGTGCTCCATCAATCAACTCAGTCTTGTCCATTAACACCTGATTACAGGTAGGACAGTTATCATTCTCCCAATAAAACTTCAGATCCTTGTCAGCCTTCTCTAAGTTGTGAGTTATCTTGACCCTCATCTCCTTCATCTCATCATACTTTACTTGTATGTCTTGCATTCGATCAATCTTCTTAGTCAACTCAGTGATCTCATCCTGACTAGCACCAACCTCTGTATGAATCTCTTCCATTCGTGCTTCCATCTTACCTTTATGTTCACTACTGAGTTTCTCTAAGGTAGTGATGGATCTTTCTTGCATTTCAACCTGTTGGGAAGCAAGTTTCAACTCGTGCTCACAGTTCTTTATGATCTCTCTTGCATCTTTTAATCTATCTTTCAATAGATTATTCATTCGGGAGAAGATCTGGATGTCCAATAGATCTTCGATAACTTCTCTCCTGACAGGAGCATTGAGTTGCATGAATGGGACAAAAGTGGATGATCCGAGGATGACAACTTGTGTAAAGGACTTGTAGTTAAACTTGAGGATTGATTGCTCCAAGTATTTTTGGGTGTCCTTGCTTGCTGCCTCTTGATCCAAGAGCGTACCGTTTCTATAAATCTCAAATACATTTGGTTTAGCTCCTCTAATAATTTTGTAATTAATACTACCGATAGAGAATTCAATCTCTACTACAGTGTCCCTTTCATTTATACTATTAACTAACTGTAGTTTACTGATCTTCCTAAATGGTTTGTTGAACAATACAAAGCACAGAGCATCCAGCATCGTGGACTTCCCTGCACCGTTGGCACCTATCACTAAGTGTGATTGAGCATCAGTTATGTTCACCTCAGTGAAAGAGTTTCCAGTAGATAGGAAATTCTTCCAACGAATCTTATCAAATACGATCATTCTTTACCGTCTTGTGGGGGAGGGATTACGAATTCATCTGGTCCTATGAAAGAAAATGCATAGCCATGCATAGTACAATTCTCTTTGACCTGATCTTCTTCGATCTCCTGTACAGTTAGCTTCCGAGGATAGTCATCTGCCAACAGCATATCATAATAACGTGTCGCATCATCTTTGTCAACAAAGATCTGGACCACTCGCTCAGTATGATTATCATCTCTTACAGCATATACACCACCTGTCTTCTTGTCAAGCAGCACAAACATTAGACTTCAACTGCCTCCATGTATAAGGACTTGAGTATTGGAAATATATCATCTTTATTATCAAACTCTGAAACACAGTGCTCAAGTATTGTCAGTGTGTCTTCAACCTCAACGTCAGTCTCTACTGAATCCAAGTCATATGTTACATCTTCGATGATCTTAAGATCTGCTAGGTCAACTGCCTGTAATCTTCTGACCACTTGATCAAATTTGACTTGATCATTCTTCTCCTCGACGATAAGTTTAACATAAGTGCCTTCTAATTTCTTAAGAGACATCGGTGTCAAATTGATATCATCTTTATAAAATATTTTATTAAAAGTATGGTATGGATTCTTATGAAATTTTAACTTTCTTGTAGAAGTATTTAGTGTATGAAACCCACGATCATGACCGTAATCATTCCAGTATAACTGACAAGGATTACCTAGGTAATGGATGTTAGATTTGTGACTTCTGCAATGGAAATGTCCTGAGCATACCATTTTAAACTTAGACAGTGATGTAGGATCATCACCATGTTTCATAGTGACACCTGGAATTGGATCAAAACCATTCAATTCAAAGTGACCCATGCAATAGTCAGCATCTGTATCGTTTATTGCTTCAAAACATGCTTCCCTATTCTCTTCACAGATCCAAGGGACAAGCATCATCTTTACCCCACCTATAAGCCTCTCACCTGGACAATAAATGATCTCAATATTATTAAACTCCCCAAGAAGAAGCTCAGGGCTGTTAACACGAAGAGTATTCTTGAAATAGATGTCATGATTTCCTAATAACATGGTCATTTTTACACCCCTGTCTTGCAGAGGTCTGAACCACATGTCCTTTGCTGCTTCTAGGGATGAGAAGTTAACTCCCTTTCTCCTATCGAAGGTGTCTCCAAGATTTAATATCTCAGTGATCCCTTCCTTATCGATAAGGGGTAAGACTGTCTCTGTATAAAACTTTCTATATCTATCAACATAATGTTGGTTATCATTACGGACCCCAAAGTGTTGGTCCGTAATTATGAGGACTTTACTCATCAGTTCCTCATACTTGTCTCAATTCTACCCTTAATGCTATTCATTTCAGAGTGATCATCATTATTATCTGAGTGGAATACTTGCTCATACCCACTCTTCTCTATCAACTTATCACGTATGTCCATCTGACGCTTCTCTTTTGCTATCCTTCTTAAGAAAGCGTAATATATTATCTGTGTGAAGTATGCAAATGGATTCTTACTCTTCTCTGGATTAAAATTATCGATATACTGGACACAATTCTCTACCCCATCGGATATCATGTCCTCCTTAAACATATAGTTAATAAAGTTTGGTCTATATGATAAGTGTGTTGCTATTTTTAAAAAGCATTCAGCAAGATAATGAGTGATGCGAGGTTTCTCTTCATCATTTCTCTTCGCAGCCTCAACCGCAAGTCGATAATTCGTTATCTCTTGTAAAAACTTTTTGTTATCAACGTAGTGTTGCTTCTGCTTACGAGCCATTTTAGATGCCATATAATTATCTCACCTGTATACATTGTATAGGTTAATCCACTTACTGTCAAGAGTTAGTACGTTTCCAGAAGTCCTCCAACTTACTTCTAAAGTCAGATACCTTACCAACCAATCCCATATTAGGATTCATTTTAACTTCAACATCTGTCTTAGATGTCTTACACTCTTTACGCACCCACATTTTATACATCAGGATACTATCCATAGACATAGGTGCCACAGTAATAATGTCATCTTCATTGACCATATAGAAATCTTCATCAGCAAACATCATCCATTTAAGTAGACCAACAGCCATACCCATCTGCCCATCCTTCTCTACTTGATGCATGTTAGGAGTAGCAGGTTCCTGTATGTAAAATACAGTCTTATCTGGATTGTCGTCTTCTTGTGTAGCAATCATACTACCTAATAGAGTGTCACCAGTTTTTAACTTGATGACTCCATAGAATTCTTGCTCGTGTCTGATGTATTGGATAGTCATTTCTTAAAATTGACCTTGGTTATATCATAATCAAAGCACTCTTCATCATATATTTTCATCCTTTCTACAAGATGTCGAAGAGTATAATTATATTGAGAGTCTTTAGAGCAGTCATCAGCAATATCATACAACACTGCTTGTGCTTTATTTTCTCCCTTCCTCAGAACCCGTCCAATGGACTGTAAATTTCTTACCCTAGACTTACTAGGGGATGCAAAGATAACATTGTGGAGATTACGAATATTGATACCAGTTGAGAAGGTTCCATATGATGCTAATATTATAGCATCCTTTTGAGTTTCGCATATCTTACGAGCCTCTTCCCTTTCTACAGCATCAACCCCTCCATGTATAAAGAAAACCTTACGATCTTTCTCTACTTTACTATTTAGTATTTCCCATATAGGTTCTCCGTGCTTCTCTATGTAATTATAGAGTATAAGAGTGTTACCCTCTAGGTCTAGTGCAAGATTAGTAATGAAATTACTACGTTTGGTGTGCATACAGAGGTAATCCATCTCCTGTTGATAGAAATCAAAGGGCACCCAACCATGTTTGAGTAGTAATATCCGCACCTTAAGAGGAGTAAGGTGACCCTGTTTCATTAACTCTACTGTATTAGTAACCTTATCACATCTACCAAACAATCCTTCTAGTACCAGTTGGTGTGCTTCCATACCATCCAGAGTACCAGTCAGTCCTACCTTATACTTCGCATCATAGCACTTCGTAAGGATGCCCACGAGTGATTTAGCTTTATAAAGGTGTGCTTCATCCCCGATAACGACATCAAAACGTTCAAAAAACTTATTGGATTCCTTATAGATAGACTGCCAAGTTGATATAACGACTTTATTATCGACATACTTTTCTTCTCCTGCACTAATCTTATGAACTTCCCTGACATCCCAACCATAATCTATAAAATCCTTATACAATTGTTCTACAAGAGAAACAGTGGGGACAATAATTAATATCTCCCTCTCCTTTAGCAGGTGCCAACGCACCAATGCATATATTATTAGCGATTTTCCCGAGCCCGTGGGGGATAATAAAAGCTTGCGACGAAATTTAATCGCAGTGTAAATTCCTTTAAGTTGGTAATCTCTGACCTTAAAGGGGAGCCTAAGAGAACGAATAAAAGCCGCTGTGCCTTCAGGTGTGACATACTCTTCAGTATCATTTGGCCTACCATAGTATTTATCTTCTAAGACCTCATAATCATACCCTTTAGTTTCTAGGTAATCAGTAAGGTATTCATATAGACCACAATATATCTCTCCAGTACCAGGTGAGTAGAGTCTTATCTTTCCATCCCAGTATCTCCGTTTGACTGCTGGCATAAACTGTGCACCAGGTACTTCAAACTGAAAATGCTCACTGAGTTCCTTATGGAGATGAGGCTCAGCCTCTATCTTCAGAAAGACTTCATTCTTTTTGATTATAGTTGTCACCTGATTCCATAATACTTAACAATCTCAATAGTATTCTTAATATCAAACCCTCTATTGTGGATCTGCTTAAGTATCCTATCAATAGAATTTATACAAGTTTCAAGGTAGTCTTTTTTCTGCTTGGCACGGCATACATCCTCATCACTATCGATGAACATATCAAGATCACCCTTTAGTACCTTAAGATCAAAGGGTTTCTCTGCGTAGACAGAGGCAGGTGCTTTCCCATTGTAATATAACCACTTCTCTTTATACAACTGCTTATACTTTTTCTCCGCATCGGAGAGCATAAGTTTAAATTCATTATATAATTGCAAATACTTTGCATGTAGTTTGGGAGTTTCCATACTATCGTTGGCAAGCAACTCAGGTAAGTCCCTGTGATCAAAGAATTTCTCTGCATCCTTTGCCCACATCTCCTCAATCTTTTCTAAATTCATAGATAATCACCACAATCATTAACTGTTACATCACACCCATAATGTCCACCAAATTCTCCTTGAGGAAATGTATTGAATGCAATGGTAAACCTATCCACATCATAGTTTGGTTCCGATCCGTGGATAATATAACTAGGAAACACTATCAAACCACCTATACCTAGGTGAGTAAACAGTTTACAATCCTTATCAGGGTATCCATCAAGATGAAATTGACCCCAATCTCTATCCTTTACAGGATCTAGAAATACAGTGGGTGCTCCTTTAGTAAGATAGAATACACCACTAAGATATGACATAGGATGACGATGATATCCATGACTATCTCCTGTATTAGCATCAGATCTATTAGCCCAAGACTTATTAACTACTAATCTATCAGTGTGCCACCTCTCATTCTTATGAATGGAATCAATACAGTCTTGAAACCACTTATGAATGGGAAGAAACTCCTTTATATTCTGTATAGCACCACTTGTTCCGACACCATCAGGTTCATTCCGTTTGGTGAATTGTAATTTTTTTACTTCCTCTAGTGTAGTGGAAGTTAATTCTTCTGAAGCACGAAACTTGAAGAATCTCACAGGGAACCAAGGAAGTTCCTCATAACTAACTGTCATTTAATCGATCTGGGTATTACGTTTCGATTCTTCCTTCTTACGGATCTGATATGCAAGGTATCTGAATGACACAGTTGCCATAGCATATTCAGTACCATCTACTGTAGCATTAAACTCCAAAGCATTCAACCCTATAGGTATCAAGTCTTCAAACACCACGTCAAAATTGTGTTGGAAGTTACTATTAAGTACCATCAGGGTAGCATCTGCATAGAGATCACTGTTACCAAACAACTGCTGCATCTTAATAACAAAATCTTTTCTCTCAGTAGTACTATCAGGAGTACCTAGTGCACGGATCCAGTTGTGTAGTATCAAATAGTTTTCTAAGTTTTCATCTACCAAAAATGATAGTGTCAAAGGATCATATTCTATGAATCCTTCCAATGGTAGTGATCTAAATGGTGTGGACTGCTGCTGAATACTTAGATTCATGCTAGGTATGTTAGCAGTCTGACAGAAGTATGAGATCTTAGGATATTTTGCGAGAGCAAACTTGAACCCTATCGGAGATAGGAAGTTTCTATTCTCTATTTGTTTTTTCCAGGTAGTCATGTCATCCTTTCCCAGATACCTCTGGCATGATTGTTATGCTCAACTAATTTCTGAGCCCAAATCCTATCATCTAGACTGACTTCCCTGTTAAGACGAGTCTTACAGGCAATAACAGACAGTCTAAGTCTATAGTCCTTGCTTAACATATTTATATCCTTGGTATATAACTCTTATACTTCTCAACCTGTGGTATAACATCATTCTCTACTCTCTCTACAATCTGATCTATTATATCAACATCAATATTCATAAATGGTGGGATGATACCTAATATTCTTAGGAGACCATCAACAAATAATGCTAGACAGGTGAACCCCAGAATCATACTGATGATAGTAGCGTCACGATTGTGCTTACG